GTTCAAGCTTAAAGACCAGAAAACAGCAAATCAGGCTGTATTTTAACGTTATAAGGTCATACCTGACCAGCAATACATCACAATAGGTTGCCATACATTGCAATACGTTGCCATACGTTGCATTGCCATACCTCGAGGTGCAATACGTTGCCATACGTTGCCATACGTTGCCATATGCATCGGATTTCGGAAATCGGATTTCGGAAATATTAAATATGATATGGGATTTCGGAAATATGAAATCGGATTTCGGAAATATTAAATCGGATATCGGATTTCGGAAATCGGATATCGGATTGCCATACGTTGCCATACGCTACGATACATTGCCATACCATACAATACATTGCATTGTCCTACCATACCATACACTACGCTACCATATCCCCCCCCACCCCCCCGGCGACCCCCCCCTTTTCATATATATATCCCCCACAGCCACTAGACCTGAATCCTATTGACACGCTGCGTCATAACTCTCGGGTTAGCCACTAATTTTCTCCGGGTTAACATGGTTAAGAAGGTTAACATTGCTCGCCCTCCTTTTTTCTCGGTTAGGGTAGTTAGGGTAGTTAGGGTAGTTACCAAACTTTCTCCCGTATCTTTATAGTGTAATCCCTTCTCCTGTTTTCGGGGTTACACTGATCTCCTAATTTAATTCCTAGGCTTTTATTTTATTCCCCTGGATAGCTTCTTGACCCTAGCCTCAATATTAGTAGAATGGTTGAAAGTGCTCCATATTCCTTGAGTACCTTTTGTTTGTTGTTGCGGGGGCTCGACCTACCATCGGGTCCCCGTTTGGCTCAGGCCAGCCGGGAGGCAAGACCGTGTCGGACTCTAAGACTCGCAAGAAGGGGAAGACCCCTCTCTCTATTAACTACGATACTATTAGAATGGAAGAATCTCAGTCCTTGGAGATCGAAGCCAAGGAGGTCGAGATCAACCAGGATCTTAACCAGGTAGAGATCTCCCTTTTGCCCTCATTGCACTCAATGATGAGCAGTAGTTACTCGATTATCGACGAGGAGCTTCATCGTCTCCGTGGCAAGGCTAAGACTCGCGGGTTGGATACTGCGGACGGTAAGAGTTTTGCTTTGTTGACCAACAGCCTTGTTAAGCTTGCCAATCTTGAGATGAACATCCGAGAGCAGAGCGAGTTGGAGACTTTGGACGATGAGAAGATCCACACTTTAGCTGCCGAGGTTCTAGCGAAGCAGATCGGAGGCAAGGGTGGAAGATAGTGCTTACCAGGTTGTTCAGCAATTGCCTGTCAGGATCCGGAAGGCTTATGCCGACGATGCTCCTTTTATTTACAAGTCCTGGGTCCAAAGCTACCAGGGGCAGAACAAGGATATCCCGAAGAAGGCTATCACTCGGATGCATAAGGGGGTCATCAAGAGGCTCCTTGAACAATCCACTACGGTTGTTGCCTGTGGAGATAGTGCTGAGACAGAAAACGATATTTACAGTTGGCTAACTGCGAAGAGGACCTCCAAATTTTTGGTGGTACATTTTGCTTATACTAAAGCTCCCTTCCGGAGATGGGGTTTACTGAATTCCCTCCTGAAGGTGTTCGAGTACAAGCAGGGCGAGGCAATCCTTGCCAGTCACAAGAGCTACATAATCAAAGAGCTTAAACCTAAACACAACATAATGTATGTGCCTCACTTGCAGATGCACAACGGTCTAGAGGACTTGGAGAATTTATATGAGACTCAGCATGGTGATATTGACGTCTGACGCCCGATCTATCGGAGGTCATACCTCGTTCAGCAACAACATCCGTGGTCAGGAACATTTCATGATTGACTACATCCAGAAGCTACAGATGGTTGTGGTTAAGACGGATAGGGGGGAATTCATTATCCCTCTTACTTCGATCAGCCATATGCAGGCTGTTGAAGAAATAAACCCTATGGTTGCCACACGCAGAAAACGTAGTAAGATTATGAAGAAGACGGATACGGTTGCGGAGTCAGTTGTCTAAAATGGGGTAGTTGGTTGTCCAGAAAGAAGAAGGTAATCGATGGGAGAGCCGTCCTTGGCGAACTCATCAAGCGTCATGGTGAGTTAAAGCCACCAGAGGATGCGGTTGCGGGAGACCGAACCTATCCTTGGCGCAAAGACTTGTTTGATAGACAGCTTGCTCTTGTCGATGACGAATCTAGATTTAAGGCAGCCCTTTGCTCCCGTCGAGCTGGGAAGACTCACACCTGCTGCTATTATATGATCGAAGAGGCGTTCAAGCATCCGAACTCCATAGTCGCTTATATCGCTATAACCCGTCAGGTCGCCAAGCGTCTTATGTGGAATCTCCTTAAACAGGCGAACCGGCAGTATCACATAGGCATGAAGTTTAATAACGTTGAACTGATTGCTACCCTAAGGAATGGCTCCCAGATTATATTGAACGGAGCCAATGATGAGGCTGATGTCGATAAGCTCCGTGGTTCTGGCTACCCGTTGGTTATCATCGATGAAGCCGCGAGTTATGGACCCTTCCTGACTAGCCTTATTGAAGAGGTTATCGAGCCAGCACTTATTGACTACAACGGGACCTTGATGCTGACCGGGACGCCGAATGCCCGGTGTTCTGGTTATTTTTACGATGCTACTACTAACCCGAAATATGAATACTCCGTCCATAAGTGGACAGTAAGAGAGAATCCCTACATCCCACACGCCGCAGAGTTTCTTGCCAAGAAGCTCCAGAAGCGAAATTGGACCGAAGACAATCCGGTCTTCCAGAGAGAGTGGTGCGGTAAGTGGGTAAAGTCATTCGACTCGCTAATATATAAATACACAGATGAGAACATTTACATAGAGGCGCCCGATGATTCAGCAGATTGGGAGTATGTGCTTGGAGTGGATTTGGGTTATGCGGACGCCACTGCTTTTGTGGTCTTGGGATTTAGTAGGGATTTACCGGATTGCTATATTGTGGAGACCTACAAAGAATCTAAGATGATCCCCACTCAGATCGCTCATAAGATTATCGAACTGAATGAGCACTTCGGCTTTGTTTCCATCGTGGCTGATACCGGTGGCCTTGGTAGGTCAATAGTCGAGGAGATCAGACAGAGATTTGGTGTTCCTATCCAGGCGGCGGAGAAGAAGAAGAAAGCTTCATTTATTGAGATAATGAACGATGACCTGTTTGCCAACCGGGTGATGGTCCCTGAGAACTGCCCTATCCTTGATGAATGGGATGTTTTGCAGTGGGACGAAAGCAGACTGAAGGAAGATGGCAGATTCGAGAACCACCTATCGGATGCAGCCCTGTATGCTTGGCGGGAGTGTCGGCACTATACTTATAAGGCCCCAGTGGTTAGACCAAGGTATGGAACGTCGGAATACTGGGATATGATAGAGCAGGAATATATAGGAAAGCTTGAAAAAGGTCTAAATGACGACGGTCCGCCAGCCGCATGTAGAACCGCGAGCGTACTGGCAGGAATGCAGGATAATTATCACTAGGGGTAATAAAGATGAGAGAAGGCGAAGAACGAATATTCTGGTGGCAAGCAAAAGACAGGGAGTCGCACAACTTTGTGTTCGACATCCTCCATGAAATGAAGAGGGACTATGGTTACATTACCAGCCTAAATCTTCAGCACTACAGATCTTATAACGACGAGAATATCCCGTCGTTGAATTTGGTCGGTGTATCGAGGCCTCAGGGTGGTGGTTCTCACAGGCCGGTCACGTTTAACGTGATTAAGTCAATGTGCGATACAGTGCAGGCCAAGATTGCAAAGAATCGACCTCGTTGCACCTTCCTTACTTCTGGCGGTGACTTTTCCCAGCAGAGAAAGGGAAGGCTCCTGGAGAAGTTCTGTGATGGCCAGTTTTATCGGTCGAAGATTTACGAAGTCGCCCCAGAGGTCTTTATGGACTCGTGCGTTTTTGGGACGGGCGTCCTTAAGGTGTACGAGCATAATTCGGACATCATATGTGAGCGAGTATTCCCTGAGGAGATCATGGTCTCTGTTGAGGAGGCCAAGTACAAGAAACCGAGAAGCATCTTCCAGGTAAAGGCAGTGTCTCGTGATGTTCTAAGATATACCTACCCGGAGTACGAGAATGAGATTAAGGAAGCATCAGTTATTGAATCTGATGACCGTAGTTCTGGTGCGAGCGTCACAGAAATGGTACAAGTCGTCGAAGCATGGCACTTGCCGAGCATAGACGGCGCTCCTGATGGTCGTCACGTTATTTGCTTGGAAAACGTAACACTCCTGGACGAAAAGCATGAGCATAATCATTTCCCTTTCATTTTTCTTCGTTGGTCTGATCGTCTTCTCGGATTCTGGGGTCAGGGCCTCGCTGAGCAGCTTATGGGCATACAACTGGAGATTAATACGCTCCTTAAGAACATTCAGCAGCAAATGCATCTGGCGAAGCCGAAGGTTTTTCTTGAAACCGGGTCACAAATAGCCGACCACCAGATTAACAACGAGGAATGGGGCATCGTCGACTATATTGGCAAGCCTCCGGTCTTCTATGTTCCTAAAACAGTATCTGGAGAGGTTTTTTCTCACTTAGACCGACTTTTTAACCGTGCTTATCAAATATCGGGGGTAAGTGAGCTTGCCGCGATGTCGAAAAAACCTGCGGGCATCGAATCAGCAGTAGCACTTCGAGAATTTTCCGATATTGAGACAGAGCGCTTCATGATTGTGGCTCAGAACTACGAGAACATGTTTATGGACGCAGCCAAGCAGATGATTGACTTGGCTCGCGGTATTGCGGAGCGCGGCGATGATTACGAGGTCGTGAGCAGCGGCGACAAGTATATAGAACAGATTAAATGGAAGGATGTCGATCTCCGCGAGGAACAGTACGTCATGAAGATATGGCCGACATCGCTCCTTCCCCAGACCCCTGCTGGCAAGCTTCAGAAGGTTATCGAGCTTGCTCAAAGTGGGATCATACAAGACCCAAGTACCATTTTGAAACTACTGGATTATCCAGACATAGAATCGGTCACTCAGTATCTAACGGCAGATCAAGATGAGATTGATATGCTGATTGAAAATATGGTCGATAAAGGAAAATACATTCAACCTGAGCCGTATAGCAATTTGGCTTTATCGGTAAAGAGGGTGCAGCAGGCTTATCTACGCGCAAAGATAAATAATGCACCCGAGAATCGTATGGCACTTCTTCGGCGATATATTGAGGACTGTATGGCGCTCATGACTAGCATGGCGCAGGCAGCTCAGCCTCCAACACCCCCTCTGGGAGCTGAGCCGCCACTACCGCCCGAAGCAGGAGGTGAATTGCCTCCTGGAGCAGGGGGTGAACTACCCCCTGAGATTGAGGCAGCAATGCCTTCGGAACCAGAGGCACTCCCGCCTCAAGACTTACAGTAAGGAGATATGATGGAAATGGCACAAGACAACTTGCAGGAAACAATTGATCATGTGAACGGATTGATGGCAAAGAGAGCGGATGAACAAATAGAGGAAACCGTAGACGAACCGGCAGCAGAGGTAGTTACCCCTGGGGAAGGGCCGGAATCTGTGGATGCAGCCCCTGAAAAAGAGCCTGAACCGACGAACCGCGACTTTAATCGGAGATTCGCTCAATTAGCCAAGCGCGAAAAATCTGTGAGGGGTCAGCAGGACGATTATAAGAGGCTCCAGCAGGAGTTGTCAGAACTTCGGTCCCAGCAAGGTAAGCCTAACAGCGCTGCTAAGGAACTCGAAGAGCTTCGAAAGATTGCCGCCGAGAACCCGAGAGAGCTATTGTCTAAACTAGATTTAGACTTTGATCGACTATCCGAGGACATCATAACCGGGAATAAAAAGCCGGATGATTACAAGCGAGATGCCAATATTGACAAGCTCCTGGGCAGGATTGACCAGCTAGAAGCAAAGCTAAGTAGTCGAGAGCAACAAGAGGTTGTCTCTAGCCAGGAAAAAGCATACAATAATTTCATTGACGAGATACGTAATTTCGTCGAGACTAATAGTGAAGACTTTGAGCTTATACATTCAAGGGACGCGCATGGTCTAGTGGCAGAAGTAATGCAAGAGCATTACAACTCGACCTCGAAAGTCATGGAGTATAAGCAAGCGGCGCAACTAGTCGAGGATCACCTCGAAGAGGAAGCCCGTAGCTACTTTGGCAGCAAGAAAATAGCCAAAAAATATAAAGATTCCTTTGGGAACGAAGCGAAAACAGAAGCTCCTCGGCAGCCAGATTCAAGGCCGAAAACATTATCAAATTCAGTTGCGGCGGTCGGAATGACCACGGACGGCGAAGCTCACTCTAAACCAATGTCTAGAGACGAGCACCTCGACCATCTTGCCCGCAGCTATAAGTTTTTCGGCGAATAGGCGGCGCACTGTCTCCTATCGCTTAATTCGCGACCAAGGAGAATAGAATGGCAGCCCCATTAGATCTTGCCACCGTATCAGAAGCGGTAAAACAGCATTACAAAGATTTTCGAATTAAGGACCTTGTTTACAAAAACAATCCCTTTTACGCATTAATCCCTAAATACGAGAAATTCGGCGGTTTGAATATGCCGATTCCTCTGCTCTACGGAAACCCTCAAAACGTTTCAGCCGACTTTGAAATTGCGCAGGGAGAAACATCAACATCGAGCTTGGGTCAGTTCCTTTTGACCCGAGTTAAGAACTACTCAGTTGCTTCCATTACTGGCGAAACAATCAAGGCCACCGAAGGGAAGGCAGACTCTTTCATTCGGTACCTGACCATGGAAATTGACGGAGCGATTCATGCACTTAGTCGTGACCTCGCTGTCCAGCTCTTCCGTGATGGCGGCGGGTACTTGGGTCTAGTTGGGGCGGACAACGACAACTCCACGACCTGCGACCTGACCAACCCTGAAGATATCGCAAACTTTGAAGTTGGGATGACCTTGATCTTTGCATCAAACACCGGCGGAAACACAGGCGCAAGTACAGGCGGCGGTGTGATTTCAGAGATTGACCGGACAAATAGCAAGCTTACATTTAGCGCTGTAACTGGGTCTCCTGCCAGCTTTTCTGGTGGTGACTACATCTTCCGATCTGGGACTCAGGCCGGA